GTGTCTGTATTAGGTTTTCGTGTTCGTTTATTAAAGGCTTCATTGCCTGCATCTGGTACTTATAAAATGTCTGTTCGTTTTGGCTCTAATACTGGTCTTGAATATTATGATTGTTATGTTAATTCTACAAAGGGGAATTCTAACGCTGCCCCGCAATATAATGATGCATATATTAATTTTGTTCAGCAGTCTGGTGATTGGTATACTGATTTAAATATTGATGTTGGTTCTGTTAATTTTATTGATGTTGGTGTGCATGTTAAGGATACGGCTACAACTGTGTATCCTTATGGTGGTTATGTTAGTGTATCTTTTATTAAAACTACTGTTTCACCAGATTATACAACAGCTGGGGGGTCACAGACATCACAGGATGTGCAAAGTAACATTGCTGATAATACAGCCCAGCAGGTGGAACAGGGGGACACAATTATTGAGCTTATCAAGAATACGATACAAACTATTTCTAGTCAGCTTACGGCTTTTTGGAATCAGCTTGCGGGTGAGTTTACAAATCTCTATAACAAAATGAACCAGCAACATTTGGAAAGCATGGATAAGGTGGACGAACAAATAGACAATGATAATACTAATACGGATAAAGTTACTACAGCCATTGAGTCCCATGGAAATTTTATCATTGAGGGTTTGAAGAAACTTTTCATTCCCTCGGATGAATATTTTAAGGCTTATTTTGATGACCTCTATAGTTGGTTCAGTGAAAGGTTTGGGTTTCTCTCCTTCCCTATTGATTTACTATTAGAGGTCATTGATATTTTTGTTAATTCATCCCAGACAGACTGTGTGTTGGTACTCCCCTCTTTCACTATCATGGAAAATCTGCTCTGGCCTGAGATGTCTTTTAACCTGACTGTATTTTTAAATACAAATTTTTCTTTTGTCGTTGTTGCGATTAAGACTGTAACAAGTATCTATTTGGTAATGGCATTTGTGCAGTTATGTGAGGAAAAATGGAATGAGGTGATGATGAATTGATTTTGGAAAGTGTGTTTAACCTCTTTTCTTCTGCCTTGAAACTGATATTTGGATGGATTAATCTTCCAGAGTTGCCGGCAGAGATACAAACGGTAGTGGATTCACTCTTTCAATACATGCGTGCTGGTCTTGGATTTGTATTCTTGTTCTTTAACATGGATTTGGTTAAAATTATGTTGCCGTTCGTGATTGTGGTGGCGAATTTTGAGAAGGTTTATAAGATTGTTATGTATGTGTTGCGTAAGATTCCTTTCCTGGGTATTGAGTGAATGGTTGGCATGGCTGCCGGAACCGCACCAGCGGTGCGGTCCGGTAGCCATTACTTGACAGTATAAACACTTAACACTCATTTTTATAAAAACAGGGGGAAATATGGAACCGTATAATGTCAAGATAATCACTTATCCTGACCTTACAAAACAGTATCGTATTTATCATAATACGATTGGTACGGATGATTTAAGTATTCCTGTACGGCCTCATAAGAAGGGGGAACGGAATCCATTTGACGGTAAGGTTTGTAAGGAAATATTGGTTGATATAAAGGACTATAAAAACCATGTGGATGAGGTGAGTATAAAACGAACAAAGAAAAAGGTCTATGATTATGCTAAATCAAATGAATGGGAATGGTTTGTCACTTTTACTTTCAGTCCTGATAAAGTGAATCGTTATGATTATGATGAATGTACAAAGTATCTTAGTAAATGGTTTAATAATCTAAAACGTTCCTCTCCTGCTCTCTCCTATCTGGTTGTTCCTGAACAACATAAGGATGGCGCATATCATTTTCATGGATTATTTAGTGGGATGAATGAACATCAGATAGTATGGACTGGTAAGTATGTTATAAAGCGTGTCCGTGGGCTTAGAAGTAAGTTTGTTCGTACGAAAGAAAAGATATATAAGATAGGCAGTTATAAGTTGGGTTGGATGACGGCTACAAGGGTTCGTGAGATGGAAAAGGTCACGTCCTACATAACAAAGTACATCACGAAAGATATGTTGAACGGTCTGCATGGTAGAAAACGTTATTGGTGTTCCAGGAATTTGGTTTTGCCTTTGGAAGAGGTTTTTATCCTGGATGCCACAGACCGGTTCATTCTGTCCCAGGAACTGGATGACAGTTCAAGGTTCAAGAAGGTTTCGCAAGTGTGTTATGGGGACATGACCCAATCAGTTAATATATATGAGGTTTGATATCAGTGTAGCTTATAAATTGATGAATGTCAAGGTGTTTAAGGAATGTAACACATGTATCTTCCGGAGCCGGGCTGGCCGGGGAATTTCCTGCAGCAAAAATGTGTTACAATGAAATGAAAGGTGATGTGATTATGAAAAGTGCTAAGAATAATATACGTTCATTTAGGTATTCAGACAGAGTGGCGGAGATTCTGGAAGCAATGGAAGGTGATAGTTTGAACGCAAAGTTTGAGAATCTGGTACTCTTTTGTTATGACAGACTGCCAGAGGTAAAGTCTAAGTATGAATCCTATAAAAAGATGGCTGATAGGGAATGGAATGAGTTTATGGAACTGTCTGATTTGCGTGATTCTATCAAGAGAGATTTAAACAACATTGATTCCCGTCTCCGGTCATTGGATGACCTTATGTCATATGTAGAGAGAAAGTGTAACATAATTGTTGATAAAAGAAAAGAGGGGAATCAATGATAAATAAAATATGGTTATGGCTTAACTCTCCCTGTCAACGGCAATATACGCATATTGAATTAGCCTTGCTTTGTATACAGGTGTTGGCTTTTACGAATGCTATCATTTTTTCTTTATTATGATTCCGATAATAGTTGCGATAATAAAGATGGCAATCCAAAAGTTTGGTGATTCAATATTCATGGTATTCTCCTTCCAGCGGAGCAGCGCGTACTGCTCCGTTTTTTCATGAGTTTCTTTAACCAGTCTTTGAGATAGATGACTTTTCCAGTTTACTCTTCTGCTCTGTCCGGTTCTGCTGGGCTTCATAGTCATTTATATATTTTGTAATTATGATTGATGCCATTTGACTTTCAGTTCTCATCTCTTTGTCACATAATGTTTTGAATTTCTCATATATATCTTCATTTAGTATTGTTTGCACACGTGGCTTTTTTGTTGGCATAATTTCCCTCCATGGTGTTGACAGTTACTCACTTTTATGTTATTGTAAAAGCAAGTAGTGAGTAACCGATACTGACGGTACTCACCAAATGTCAAAGTGGTTGTTGTAGGTGCATTGGTAACCTTCCGAAAATCTGAGTCATTCCGAATAGGTGTAGGGGTACAACTATTTTACCATGATTTCAGATTTTTGTACATACTGGCTGAGGAAACAGCTATCCGTGTAAGTCGGTATATCTGTTCGGTGTTTAAGAAGTCTCCGGCCGTGCCATATCAGCGGTAAAGTGGTATGGATGTTCTGGACACAATTCCAGAGGGGAGATATTTTCCTGTATCTCCTGTTAGATATTTGAATACTGGTTGAATGGTTAAGGAGGTATGTTATGAAAGTACAGGGTGAATTTAAATTTTTAGGTGTTGAAAAAAGGCAGGGCTTCAAGGACCCGTCCCAGACATTTTATGTCGCTGGCTTTGCTCAGGGATTGGATTCTCTTCGCTGCTATGTGGATGCGGAGGCATATGGCAGGTATTCCGGTATTGAACCTTATTCCGATGTAATGGCGGAATTAGAATATAACCCGGTATCGGGTAAGGTTGCACTTGTGGGCATTAACTAGAAAGGAGGATTTAAGGTGAAGTTGTATCAGTCTTTGAAAAAGTATGGCACTCTCCCGGTCGCTACTGGTCTTATGGCAGTTTCATCTTTTCCGGCTTTGGCATCCGAAGCTGGGGCCACTGTCACATCCACGGACTGGGCGCCTATCATTTCAGCTATGACGGGTCAGATATCCGTGTCGACGGTAGTGGGTGTGATTGCTACAGCCATCGGTGCCGGCATCGGCCTGGTGTTCATGTGGTGGGGCGGTCGCAAGGCAGTCCGTACACTCATGTCAGCATTCCGTAAAGGTAAGGTGTCCATGTAGCTCAGGGTTGGGGGTGGCGGTTGCCACTCCCTTTTTTTATTTGGAGGTTGTCATGTCTTTTAAATGGTATATGGGTTCCCTGGACATTGGGAATGTGTTTAAGGTCTGGAAGTATAACAAGGAATTCCGTAAACAGCATCCTGAGTATTTTGACCCGGATGGGATTATCGTTTTTTGTGGGATGCAGGGAGCCGGTAAAACAATCAGTGCTGTCCAGTATGTACAGAAACTTTGTGAACTGTATCCCCAGGTAAAGGTGTGCAGCAATATGGATTTGCGCCTCCCGGATGGCATTGAAGTATATCCCTGGGACGGTGTTCATTGCTTCACAGATATTAATAATGGTTATGCTGGTGTGATTTATCTGATTGATGAGATACATCTGGAATTCAATTCCCTGGAATCGAAAAAGATGGACAGCAATATTTTTACGGTCGTCTCCCAGCAGCGTAAACAGCGGAAACATATTGTCGGCACATCCCAGGTATTCAGCCGAATTGCGAAACCTTTCCGGGAGCAGTTTCGCTATGCGGTCGCCTGTCGCACGGTGCTGCGGTGCATTCAAGTCAATGCGTTGATTGACGCGAAAAATGCCCGGGAGGTTGACGGCGAGGTCGTTGCCAACAGTATCAAGCGGTTTTTCTGGTTCCACTCTCCTGCGCTTTATGATAGTTATGATACATATGCGGTGATGAATCGGTATCGCCAGGATTGGGGGTGATTGGATGCAGGTTGCAATTGGATTATTTGCGGATGTGATTCGGGAAGCAATGCCCTATGCAATTGTGTTTGCTCTTGGCCAGCGGGTTGTTTCATTGTTCCTTGGGATGGCCTTTAGAGGGGATGTACGCTTATGATGTGGAGGAGGATGTATTGTGTATTACTTTGTTTGGTTCTGTGTGCTTTATACTGTTTTCGGTCTTTTGCGGATGAGTATACGCTCACTGAGGAGGATTTTATGGCTCCTGAGGGATATCCTCAGGCTGAGACGAATGATGTAAATGGGTGGCTTTCCAGTGTTCCTGATGAGGATATGGACTTTGACCAGTATCAGCAGATAATGGAAATCTTGTATCCTGAGCTGGCGGAGGAGGATGAGGAAGATGAGGATGATATGGCTGATATTGAGGACGATGATGACATGGAAGATATTCCTGTTGCTTCTGGTTCTAATGCTCGCGTTGCTAGTGCTTCTAATGCTGGGCGCACAAAAAAGGCCCAGACGGTAGCGAATATTCTGACTGTGAATTCTCCTGTGGTTTATAGCTCGTATACGCCTTATGATTCGTCTATTTCCACCACAGTGATAACTTATATGTCGGATGTGCTTCCGAAGCTGGGGAACGTCCATTATGTGCTGTTCCGCCACGGACAGTATGCGTACCGTTTGGTTTATGCAAAGGATATGATTTGTAATGGTACTACGTTCACGGCGGAGGATGCGCAATATATTGCCTATGATTCCCGGTATTATACTTGGTCAGCCGGCACGGAAGGTTCTTTTCGGCTCCAGGCGAATAATTACATCGTATACAGTGACCTTGCGGAATATCCGATGCTCCAGAGTGAGGGAACATATTACTGGCTGATTATCTTCATTGCCGGGGTAGCATTCCTTTTTGTGATATACCGCTCTCTGTTCAGTCCTGGCCGTGTACGGATATGATGGGACATCTTCATTTCCTTGTCCGCTGACAGTGCCAGGGGATTTATGGGTACGAATCGTAATCGTTTTGTATATCTTCGTTTTGGATTTATGTAACACATTTTCGCCTGCAGGTGATTCCAGGCCAGGCCGGAGCCAGCTGTGTCGTGTGTTACAGATATGGTAAAGGAGGGTGTTATATGCAGGTGGATTTTAATAAGACTGAACTGCTCTATCTGGACATATTGGCAACGGAAAAATTGGATATTATAAAACACCGTCATGAACGGGATAAAAGAATCTTTGACACTTTGGATATTGATATTCATGAGCGTATTGTTTTATATGAATCCCAGATTAAGGCATTCACTGATATACATAACAAGATAGTTTCTGCGGTTGGTTCCTTGAGTTTGGACCCTACTGTTTAGTGCTTACTGATTACTAGACTTTCGCGAATAGTTGGAGGTGTTACTTATGTCTGCTATTGAGTTGCGTAAAATTTTATTATTGAGTGTTTTATTGGTTGTTGTTATTTTATATCCTTTGACTACTTTTGCAATGGTTGCTACTTCTTCAGACGCTAAGGAACTTCCAGTTTCCACGTTTAGTAATGCATTGCCATCCCAGGATTATATGGAATCGGATGATTTTGATACGTTAGATTTTGTGCCTTTTTCTGATGCTGGTATGCCTAGTGTATCTAATACTGTATCTTATACTGGTTTGCGCCTTGTTACTGAATATTATGATATGCATGGTGTTTTACGGGAGGCTTTTGTTCCGTTTAATTCTGAATTTTATGCGTCTATTGGATTGCCTAATGATTGTGTGTCTGTATTAGGTTTTCGTGTTCGTTTATTAAAGGCTTCATTGCCTGCATCTGGTACTTATAAAATGTCTGTTCGTTTTGGCTCTAATACTGGTCTT